CTGAGGTTAAAAGGCGCCGTAATATTATGCCCGAACTATTTGTAGAAGTTCGTGAGAATCATCTCAAATATGTTTGTGGAGCAATAGCTGGTTTCTCAGTTATTTGGGGAGTTGTTAAAACTGTCCAAGCTTTTAGAGCAATGACTACCATTCAGGGAGTATTGCAGCCTAGAAGTGTAGCTGAGATCACACAGAGAGAGTCCGAACCTAACGTTTGGTGGCCTACTGCTATTAAGAAAGTGTCTGGAATTTTTCCTCATGACATTGAACATTATAGTAGTATTGCACGTAAGAGCATGTGGTACTTCAGTTATGAAGTTAAAGATAAAATCAGATTTTGTGACGCATTTATGGTGCGTACACATATTTTGATGGTACCTTACCATATGATTCCAGAGTGCCATGTTAAGGCAACAATAGTGAAGCGTGGACAATCAATAAGTTTTATTATAGATCCGAAGTGCGTTTATCGTATTCCGGATACCGATTTTGCTTTATTGTACGTCCCTAATAGTGGGGACTGCCCCAATCTACTTAAGCATTTTGCTGATGAAGTATCACCTAAGAGTGTTCCTTGTGTCAGTTATTACGTAGATGGGGAGGGTCAAATGACCTCTGATAATTTTTTGTGGCAACCAAATAATTGCGTTAGCAATGGTTTGCACACATTCAGAGGTTCTTATTACTCTATGTCTAAACCCACTTTTGGTGGTCAATGTATGACATGCTGTGTTTCTGAAGGAAAACAGCACCATATATTGGGATTCCATTTAGGTGGACAAACTGGTCGTGTAGACGGCTGTGGGGGTGCTATTACTCGTCCTGAATTGGACGTAGCAATATATAAACTCTTAGAGCTTAGTCCCAATTTTACTTTGGGACCAGACAGGACAGATCTACCAGACAAAATTTTAGGTAAAAGATATGACGTTAGTGGGGGAGTACATTTTAAATCTCCCATTAATTGGGTGCCGGAGGATGCGGCAGTTGTAGCTTATGGAGAAGTAACTGGT